CACCAGCAGCAGATGGCCCAGAGCGCCGAGCAGCATCGGCAGCAGATGGAGGCGGGCGTTTTCAAGGTGGCGCAGAGCCAGGAATCGCACGAGCAGAAGCTTGAGCAGATGAAATCGAAGCCTAAGGCGGGCGAGTGACCGAACTAAGCGAGGTCGTCAAAGCCTACCAGAAGACCGCGGGAAACCTCCTCAATGATCCCGACTCTGCCGAAGACCTAACCAACCAGCTAACGCTCCTGACAGCGCGGGGCGATCGAACGCCGGCTCATCTTGCGCTTGCCAAGCGGGCAGCAGCGAATGCGCCTGACGAGTTCATAGCCGTGTTCAATCTGGCATCTGCTCAGATGCGGGCATGTCTGCCATCTCGCGAAACGTTCATGCGGGCGCTGGGGCTGGCAAGCACGGACGAACAGAAGCGCATAACCCGGCATCATCTCGGGCTTGCGCATCATGAGTTGGGCGAGTTCGAAACCGCGCTGAGATGGTATGAGATTGCGGGCAGGGGCGCTGAGAAATCAGCAGCGATTGCCAAGCTTGCGATGGGGCGGCTGAGAGAGGGGCTGCATGAATTCGAGGTCAAGCACCACATCAAGCCAAGGAAGCCGATCAGCGAAAGCGGCATTCCGTGGTGGAACGGTGAAAGTCTTGAGGGTCGGACAGTTATCCTTACGCACGAACAAGGATTTGGCGACACTCTACAGTTTATTAGATTCGCGCATCTACTTAAAAAGCGATGTGGCCGCCTTATCTGCTCTGCTCCGGAAAGTCTCGCGCCGCTCATCGCAGACCAGTTTAACTTCTTCGACGATGTACTTAACGAAGTCGGGCCATTTGAGGGTGACTACGTAACCTCTCCGATGGCCGCATGTGCCTTGATGGGCATCGAATACAAGGACATCACGGGCGAGCCTTACATGAAGGCCGAGCCGATGAAGCTACCCGAGCGCGGGAAAATCAAGGTTGGGCTCTCCTGGAAGGGGTCGCCGGGCTATGCAAGGGATCACGATCGTTCTGCTCGGCTTGCTGATCTTTGCCCCTTGCTTGATGTGCCTGGGGTCGCCTTCTACTCGCTACAGGTCCGGCCGGGCCCTCAGGAAATCCAAAACCTAGGGCTGGATGGGTTTATAGGCGATCTGGGGTCGCTGCTGAAGGATTGGCGCGATACCGCGAGGGCCATCTCGGCAATGGATCTCGTTATCGCCACGGACTCGGCAAACGGCCACATGGCCGGCGCGCTGGGCAAGCCTGTCATGCTGCTGTTGAACGAAACGCCGTGCTGGCGCTGGATGACCAATCGCAACGATACGCCTTGGTACAAGCGCCACAAGCTGTTCAGGCAGGGAGTGCCGGGCGATTGGACTACTCCGGTCAATGCCATTCGTGAAGAACTTAGCCGCATGGTGACGCATTGAGCGACGAGCACAAGATGCTTCGTGACGCAGACCGGGCCTCCAAGGTTCAGGCGCTGATCGAGAATGAATACCTCAAGGAGGCCTTCAGGACACTTGAGGAAACTTACATCGAGAAGTGGCGGACAAGCGACCCACTCGATAGTGCGTCGCGTGAAAAGCTCTACATGCGGGTTCTGGCGCTGGCTGACGTTCAGAAGCACCTTGAGACCGCATTGTCTGACGGCAAGCTGGCTGCGCATCAGCTCAAAGCCCTTGCCGAGCGGCCGAAGAAGTTCGGCATTATCTAGCACAAGGAACATATTTTGACTGACGAAACCAGCGCTCCCGCTGGTGGCGATGACACTACGCTTGTCGCCACTGCGCCCGCAGATACCCCGTCCGAACTCACCGCCGAAGCCGCAGCGCGTGCGCTTGCAGAGATTCGATGGAAACGAAATAACCCTGAGAAGGCTCCAGCCGCGGAAAATCCCGAGGCCGTCGAGACTCCAGAGCAATTGCCTGATGAAGGCAACGGCGACCCGGAAACGGACCCCGCCGAAGAACCCGAGGCCGCCGAACCGGAAGAAGATCTTCCGCCCATCGAGCCGCCGAGGTCTTGGACGAAGGCCGAGAAGGAGCGATTTGCTTCCTTGCCTCGTGAGACGCAGGAATACCTGCACACTCGCGAACAGGAACGCGACCGTGAATTCCGCCGTAGTCAAAACGAACTGGCCGACCAGCGCAAAGCCATCCAGGCCGAGCGTGAAGCGGCGGAAAAGGCAAGGCAACAGTACGAGGCCAATCTACCGGCCTTGATGCAAGAGCTTCAGAACGCACAACAGTCATCCTTCGCCGACATCAAGTCGATGGAAGATGTTGCGAGAATGCAGGCTGAAGACCCGTTCAGATTCCAGGCTTGGCAGGTGCAGCAGATGAAGCTGCAGGCGGTCAATGCCGAAGTCGAGCGGGCAGAGAGTGAAAAGGCGCGATCCGAGCAATCCAAGTGGGCGAAGCATGTCCAGGAGGAGAACGCGAAAGCCGCCGAGTTCATTCCAGATCTTGCAGACAAGGACAAGGCAGAGAAGCTGACATCCCGAGTAGCAAGGGAATTGCTTCCTGATCTTGGCTTTGCGGAAAGCGAACTCAACGAACTGGCGGCCGGCAAATCGAAGCTATCGATTTACGACCACCGCGTTCAGCGACTCCTCGCCGACTCCTTGAAGCTTAGGGACATTCTGAGCGCCCCGAAGGCGGTTGCCGCCAAGCCCGTTCCCCCAGTTCAAAGGCCCGGAACCGCTGCGCCGAAAGGCTCGCAGTCATCCGAGCGCATCCAAGCCCTCCAGAAAACATTTGAGCGCGATCCCTCCGTCGAGAATGCAACGGCCCTGCGCCTTGCCCGGCTGAAACGCGCCTAGAAAGGACTACAATGGCTTTCCAGTCAAATACCCTCGCAACCTATCAGGCGATCGGTAACCGAGAAGACCTCTCGGACATGATCTACCGCATCGACCCGACCGACACCCCCTTCATGTCCGGCGCCGCCAAGGAAAAAGCGACTGCCGTATTGCATGAGTGGCAGACCCAGGCTCTGGCCGCCGCTGCTTCGAACGCCCAGCTCGAAGGCGACGATCCGAACACCAACGCGGCGACCGTCACCGTTCGCCTGACGGCCCGCTGTCAGATCTCCTATAAGGTCGCTCGCGTATCGGGCACCCAGCAGGCGGTCGATCATGCCGGCCGTGACAACGAACTGGCCTATCAGGAAATGCTGAAGGGCCTGGAACTCAAGCGCGACATGGAAACCGTTTGCGTTGGCCTCAATCAGGCTCCCGTGACCGGCGACACCACCACCGCTCGCCAGACGGCCTCGATTCTTTCCTGGATCAAGACCAACACCTCCAAGGGTACGGCCGGCGGCGCCGCTGATCCGAGCACGGCGGGCACCAACTCCCGNACGGACGGCACGCAGATTGCGTTTACCGAGGCGCGTTTGAAAACCGTCCTGTCCGCAATCTGGACGCAGGGCGGCAATCCGAACGTGATCTTTACGGGCGCGTTCAACAAGCAGGCGTTTTCGACCTTCACCGGCCGTTCTTCGCCGATCGAGAAGGCTGAGACCAAGAAGATCACGGCGTCTGTCTCGGCTTACGAGTCTGACTTCGGAGTTCTGCAGGTCAAGGCCAACCGATTCCAGCGCACCCGCGACGTTCTCGTGCTGGAAATGAACAAGTGGGCGGTCGCGTTCCTGAACGGGCGCAACATGATCTCGATTCCGCTGGCGAAAACCGGCGACTCGGATCGCCGTCAGGTTCTGTCGGAATATGCGCTTGTTGCCCGCAACGAGAAGTCCTCGGGCGGCGTGTTCGACTGCACCGACTCGTAATTCATTGGGGCCGGGGTAACTCCCGGCCTCTTTCATCTTGAAAGGACTCACAAATGGCCCTTCCCGCCAATCATCCCATGCTGAAAGAAGTGTATCTGGACACTTCTACCAATTCGATTGCCACCACGCCGCTGGCCTGCGCAGTCCGCGCACCATTCCGCGGCACGGTCGTTTCGATCAGCGGCGTTTCGCATGGTGCATTCACCACTGACTGTTCAGTAGCCGTCGTAATCAAGCCCGCCGTTGCAGGCGGTACGGCGCCAGGCTCTGGCACAGCGATCACCGGATCTCCGTTGGTCTTGACCGCCAGCAACAGCGCTGCCGGTACCAGCGCGTCGTATGTCCCGAGCGGCGCCAATCAGGTCAACGAGGGCGACTTGATCGTGTTCACCCCCTCGGGCTCGACGGGAACGACCATCGGCGGCACGTTCTACGCTACCATTCAGGCTGGCTAACATGCAGCAGGCCGACCGGATTGGAGTCACGCAGACGATTGCCTTCGACAGCAGTGCTGCGATCACAAATGCCTTTGGCCCCGCGACATTCAAAATCCGCCTAATCGCGAATTCTGCCTGCAACTTCAAGATCGGTGATGGTGCGCAGACAGCCACCGCGGCAGATCCGTTCCTCCCGGCTAATTGGGAGGCCACGTTTACCGTATCTCCCGGTCAGCGCATCTCCGCAATCAAGGCTGCGACAGGCGGTCTTGTCACGGCGACGGCGGGAACGCTTTGGGTGACTGAGCTTTCATGAGCGAAATACAAACTGAGGTTCTGCTCGATACCAACGGGCAGGATCTGGCCATCAAGCATACGCAGGACGTCGAACCGATACTGGATCATAACAAGATCCTGCGAACGATGGAGCAGAAGAGCGATTGGGGCCGGCATATCGCTGAGATCCCCAACGTTATCTATATCCGGTGGCTCGATGAGGAACATGCGAGGGGAAATACTGACCTTCGCCTGTTCACGCCAGAGTTTGACGCGATCGTTAAGAAAAAGCTCTACGACCCGGAGTGGGCCTATCTCCGAACTGACAGGCCGGCCCTGCAAGCTGGCTGGAGCGCGGGCCTGGTATGAGCATCTCAAATTATACCGAGCTTCAATCGGCTGTAGCGAGTTGGCTTGCCCGGGACGACCTGGCCACGCGTATTCCCGAGTTCATCACTCTCTCCGAAGCCAAGCTGAACCGGGAGCTGTTCTGTCGGCAGATGGAGCAGCGGTCATCGACCGATGTTGATATCAACTCGGACGATCCCGAGTACGTGTCGCTGCCTGACGATTTTCAGTCCATGCGCAGGATCAGGCTTTCATCTGTGTCAGGGAAGCCCCGTCTTGAGTTTCTCTCCGGCGCTTCGATGGATGAGTTTCGGCAGGGCAGGGCAGATGTCCCGGGCAGGCCGATCTACTTCACCATTACCGGCGATGAGATCGAAATCGCGCCGACGCCTGACGAGGCCTACACCATCGAAATGGTGTACCGGAGATACATCCCGGCATTGGCTGCCAATCCCACGAACTGGCTGCTGACGCTCGCGCCTGACGTCTATCTGTACGGGGCTTTGCTTGAGGCTGAGCCGTACATGAAGAACGACGCCAGGATTACGACCTGGCTGGCTGGCTTTAGCTCGGCCATCGACGGTTTGAACCGTCTTTCACTCACCTCAACATTTAATGCCGGGCCGATGACCATGCGGACGTCGGGCCCAACGCCGTAACCCCTGACATCTCATCACCTAACGCAGCCGCCTCCGGGCGGCTTTTTTAATGGAGACGCAAATTGGCGAGCTATGTGAAATACGAGATTGTGCCGGAGAATGCTGGCAACAAGGTCTACGACTTCTTCGGTACGACGGACACTTGGAAAGTCGCCATCCACACGGATGCTCCCGTGGTCGCGTCCGACGCAACCATTAGCGATCTCACTCAGATCGGCAACTCCAACGGTTATACGACTGGCGGCGAGAACGCCACGTTCAACTCGACTCGTTCGGGCGCCACGCTGACGGCGACGGCTTCGGATATCGTCTGGACTGCTTCTGGTGGAAACCTGGGCGGCAGCACCACGGGGCGTTACTTTACGCTCTATGATGACACCCCGACCTCACCGGCCGATCCTCTGTGGGCGTATTGGGATTACGGCTCGACGTTCACTGTTGCGACGGGCGAGACCATGACGTGGGATGTGGGCGCCAACATCTGGACGTTTGCGTGATTCCTCATTCGCTCGGCACCATCGAAGTCGGGCCTCCCAAAAAGACGATAGCCGAACTAGCGCGCGAGAAACAGCGGGCCACTTTCAAGGGCCAGGTGTTGCCCGAGACCACGACGCCGGCTTGTCCGCGCCGTCGCGTTGCAGACTTCCCGCC